TGAGCGTGCTGGCGCAGGCTCAGCGCATGGTCGCCGCCGGCGGCATGGACCGCCTGCTCGCCACGGTGGGCACGATCGCCACGCAGAAGCAGGATCCGGGTGTGTGGGACAAGGTCGACACCGACCAGACCATCGACGACTACGCCGACATGTTCGGGGTCAACCCCGAGATCATCCGCAGCGATGACGAGGTGGCCGCCATCGCCGAGCAGCGGGCCGCGCAGCAGCGCGCTCAGCAGCAGGCCGCCGCCGCGCAGCAGATGGCCCAGACCGCGAAGGATCTGGCCGGCGCCGACATGAGCGGGGACAACGCGCTCACCGGGATCATGCGGGGCCTGCAGGGCTACTGAGAACAGACACACACTGCAGATTTCCGCACCTAGACTGCGCGGCACATGCTCGAGATCGAAGACCAACTTGCTCAAGAACGCGCGATCAAGAACGCGCGCGATCAAGAGCTGGCTGACCTGGAAGCTGTGCTCGCGACACCGAGTGGACTGCGCTTCATGCGCAGGCTGTTCGACGACGCAGGGCTGTGGGCCACGACGTTCAACGCAGGTGCGGCGGACGTCACGGCTTTCCAGGAGGGCCGTCGGTCTTTGGGGCTCATCTACTTCAACGACGTGACGGAGCACTTCATGCCGCGATTCGTGGAACTGCTGAAGGTTCGCAATGCCGCCTGACGACAGCAACGTCGCCGCAGCCGCCGCAGCTGCTGCGGCCGCAACCACCGGCGCCGCGCCGAACACCCCCGCCCCGCCGGCTGAGCCCGCCGCGCCCGCAGCGCCCGCCGCACCGGCTGCGCCTGCCGCCGTCGACTACGACGGCCATGCCTTCGCCGCGCCGCAGGGCGTGCAGCTCGACGCAACGCTGGTGGGCGATGTCCGCGCGCTGGCCAAGGCCAACGGCTGGACGCTCGAGGCGGCGCAGCAGGTCATCGACGTCGGCGTGAAGATGCACCAGCAGCGCATCGCCGAGAACGTCAAGCTGGTCGACGGCTGGGCGGCCGCGCTCGAAGCCGACGCCGAGGTCGGTGGCGCCAAGCTCCAGGCGAGCAAGGCCACCGCGGCCAAGGCCCTCGCGCTCGGCGATCCCGAGCTGAAGAAGTTCCTCGACGACAGCGGCCTGGGCCAACACCCGCTGCTGTTCAAGTGGGCTGTCAAGGTCGGCACGGCGCTCAGCGAAGACACCTTCGTCGGCAGCACCACCACTGGCGGCACCACCGCACCCCGCACGGAAGAGCAGCTCGCTGCGTCCATGTTCCCTTCGATGAAGCGTTGAAAGGCGCACCATGGCAACCCTCGCAATCACCAATCCGACTCTGGCCGACGTCGCCAAGCGCACCGACCCCGACGGCAACATCGCCGGCATCGTGGAGCTGATGGCCGCCGAAAACTCCGTGCTCGAGGACATGACCCAGATGGAGGGCAACCTCACCACGGGCCACAAGACCACCGTCCGCACCGGCCTGCCGACGCCCACCTGGCGCAAGATGTACCAGGGCGTCCAGCCGACCAAGAGCACGACCGCGCAGATCACCGATACGTGCGGCATGCTCGAGGCGTACGCCGAGGTCGACAAGGCCCTGGCCGACCTGAACGACAACGCCCCCGCGTTCCGCCTGTCCGAAGACGCGGCGCACATCGAGGGTATGTCGCAGGAGCACGCGCAGACCGTCTTCTACGGCAACGAGGGCACCGAGCCCGAGGCCTTCACCGGCCTGAGCCCGCGCTACAACTCGCTGGCCGCGCAGAACGCCGACAACATCGTCGACGCCGGCGGGACGGGCTCCGACAACACGTCCATCTGGCTGGCGGTCTGGGGCCCGAAGACCGGCTTCGGCATCTACCCGAAGGGCTCGCGCGGCGGCCTGCAGATGTCCGACAAGGGCCAGGTCACGATCGAGAACGCCGACGGCGCCGGCGGCCGGATGGAAGGCTACCGGACCCACTACCGCTGGGACAACGGCCTGGTCATCCGCGACTGGCGCTACTTTGCGCGCATCTGCAACATCGACATCTCGGACCTGAACACCCTGGCCAACACCAAGAACATCATCACCTGGATGACCATGGCCAGCGAGCGCATCCGCTCGACCGGCGCGGGCCGCCCGGTGTGGTACATGAACCGCACGCTCCGCGAGAAGCTGCGCCTGGGCATCCAGGAGAAGATCGCGAACAACCTGACCTGGGAGACCGTGGCGGGCAAGCGGGTCATGGTGTTCGACGACATCGTGGTCAAGCGCACGGACGCGCTGGTCAATTCCGAAGCCCGCGTGGTCTGACACCCCCGCTTCCGCCACCTTCCTGAACAAGCTCAACGGAGCAACCTATGTCCATCATCGACAAGCGACTGGAGCTGGCCGACGCCCAAGCCCTCACGGCTTCGGGCGTCAGCACCAACGTCATCGACTTCAGCTCCGACCGCGACGTCGGCCCGGGCTGCCCGCTGTTCGTCCACATTTCGCTGGACGTGGCGGCCGATGGCACGACGGGCGACGAGACCTACGTCGCGGCGCTGCAGACCGACGACAACGAGGCCTTCAGCTCACCGTCCGTCGTGGCCAGCGTCACCATCCCGCGCAGCTCGGCGGCCGGCTCGTACTTCGCGATCGTGGTCCCGCCGGTGGTGGGCAGCAACGAGCGCTATGTGCGGCTGAGCCTGACGCTCGGCGGCACGACCCCGTCGCTGACCTACAGCGCGTGGATCAGCGCCGAGATGCCGCGCGCCTGGCAGGCCTACGACGCCCCGTTCCACCTGTGATGAGCTGACAGCACATGCCCAAGTTCATCGCACTGGAAACGGGGTTCTTCGGCGGCTCGCGCCGCCGCGCGGGCACCACCTTCTCCGCGCCGGAAGGCTTCAAGGCGAAGTGGGCTGTGCCCGACACGTCCCCCGTCGTCGAGACCCCGAAGGTCGTGGACTCGCGGTCTGGCGCCAAACGCGCTGCCGCCACGCCCGCACCGACGCCCGCACCGACGCCCGCACCGACGCCCGCACCGGGCGCGGTCGACTTCTCCTCACAGGTCTGACGCCTCGTGGCTGCCTGCACCAAGACTTACCCGGCGCACACCTCCCAGGACGTGGCGGTGTGCCTCTGGGTGCTCACCTCGGCTGACCCCGTCGGCGAAGGCGTGTACCTCGGGAACTACGCCGATCGCTCGGCGCAGCTCGAGGGCGCGTTCGGGGGTGGCACGGTGGTGTGGGAAGGCTCTCTCAACGGAACCGACTTCCACACCCTGACCAACCTGCAGGGCCAGCTGCTGTCGCATGGCGCGAGCGCGCTCGAGCCCGTGGCGGAGATGACGGTCTTCACCCGCCCGCGCCTCGTCGGCGGCGCCGGCGCAACGGTCACCGCCACGCTGGCGGCGCTGAGGACAGCGCGATGAGCGATTCGAATGACGCCATGAGCCCGAAGGAGCTGCACCAAACGCTGCGCTCGCTGTCGCGCTTCCTGCGTTCGCTCGACGGCGCTGAACGCGCCGCCGGCGCGCTCGCCGCGCTGGCGGAGCAGGAGCGCGATCTCGCTTCTCGCGTGAGCGCGCTGACCGCGGCCGCCGGCGATGCGCAGAAGGCGCTCGACACGGTCAACGAGGCGCTCGCCCGGGCGAAGAGCGAGGCGCGCGACGTCCTGGCCTCCGCCAAGGCCGAAGCCGACGCGCTGAAAGCCAGCGCCCGTGCCGCGCGCGAGAACGCCGAGCGCGTGGCGAAGCTGGCGGTGGAGACCGCCAGCAAGGAAGCCGCCGCGCTGCGCAGCGACGCGGAGACGCTCCTCGCGCAGGCCAAGGCCAGCGGCGCCGAGCTGCTCGCCCAGCAGCAGGCGGAGCTGGGTCAGCTGGAAGACAAGCTGAAGCAGGCCCGCGATTCGCTGAAGAACCTGCTGAGGATCTGACGTGGCCCTTGTCGTCCCGAACAACGGCGAAGGCGACGCGCTCGACGGCTTCACCGGCAAGAGCGCGCTGTCGACGTTGGTGCTGCGCCTCTACAGCAACAACATCACGCCCGCCGAAACCGACACCGCGGCCACCTACACCGAATACGCCGCCACCGGCTACGCCGCGATCACGCTCGTGGCGGCCAACTGGGTGACCACGGAAGGCGCGCCGGGCTCGACGAGCTACGCCCAGCAGACGTTCACCATGACGGCCGCCGGCGACGCGTACGGCTACTACCTCACCCGCAACACCGGCGGGCGCATCGCCTGGAGCGAGCGCTTCACCGCGGCCCCCTTCTCGATCCCCGCTGGCGGGGGCACGATCAAGATCACCCCGCAGCTCACCGCGGACTGAACATGGACACGACCTGGCTGAACCGCAACGGGGTGTGGGTGATGACGACCGAAGGTGTCGCCATCCGCGTGCTCGAGCGCGTGGCCGTCCGGCACCAGGACGGTGTCGAGGTCTCGCGCCGCACGCTCAGCGGGGGCTCCGCGCCTTTGCTCGCCGACGAGAGCGTGCACCACGAAGCGCAGCTGCACTTCACGAACGCCGACGGCACGACGCGCTTTGTCGCGCCAGACCTGCAGGCCTTCGG